GGAAAAATAACAAAAGCTGATATCTTAATAGGCAGAAAAGTATTTAAGAAAAAAAATGGCAAAAAAAAGTCGTAATATTCCAACCAACCCTGCTTTATATTCAAGAGTAAAAGCAGCAGCTAAGAAAAAATTTAAGGTTTATCCTTCAGCTTATGCTAATGCTTGGCTTGTAAGAGAGTATAAAAAAAGAGGTGGGGGTTATAGACGTGGCTAATGGACTTACCAAATGGTTTAAAGAGAACTGGGTTGATATTGGAGCTCCTAAAAAAAACGGAAAGTTTCAAAAATGTGGCAGAGCCAAAGGCTCAAAACGAGCATACCCTAAGTGTGTTCCTGCTGCAAAAGCTGCAAGGATGACCAAATCTCAAATTAAATCTGCTGTTGCTCGTAAAAGAGCAAAACCACAAGGGGTAGGGGGAAAACCAACTAATGTCTCAACTTTTAAAAAAGAAAAAATTAAAGGGAGGCGTTAATGGCTAAAAAAGGATTGTATGCAAACATACATGCAAAACGTAAAAGAATAAAAGCTGGCTCAAGCGAAAAAATAAGAAAACCTGGTAGCAAAGGTGCACCTACAGATGCAAATTTCAAGCGTGCCGCAAAGACAGCTAAAAAACGTAGAAAAAAATAATTGACCAACACAGAACTACAGACATTTTGTTTGAAAAACCGACTTTCTGTCGAGCAACTATTTAGAATGACTGGGCACAAGCCTAATGACATTCGTGGATATTTGTCAGGCAAAAAGAAGATACCTGAGTATTGGACTGAGGAATCTTTACAAGAAAAGCTATAACCTAGCGAATAACTACACCTGCACACGCAGATAGAATCAAAGGAGATAACATGACAGAAAAACAACAGCAGATAAAAGAAGGACAAGAAGCAAAAAATCTTCTTGAAAATCCAATTATTATCAAAACTTTTAACATAGTTTTAAACGACACATATCAAGCGTGGATATCGACAAAACCTGAAGAAAAAGAAAAAAGAGAAGACTTATATCATCAGTTGATAGCAGCACTCAAATTCAAACAAGTTCTAATGACAACACAAGAGAACGGACAGTTGTTAGAAGAAGAAAGAAAGGAGAAGGCAAATGGCTAAAATACCAAATAAAACTACTCCACAAGACAACATACCAACAAAAGAAAGTACGCATAAAGGAATTCCCTTAGGGGACGGCACTGTAGCAGGTGCACAAGAAGCACTTATTCAAAGATTACAGGCTCCAGCTTCGGAACAACCTGTTGAGGAAGAAGTGCAAGCAGAAGTAGAGGATAATACTTCTGAACAGGCAACGGAAATTGCCGAATCAGTTGAAACACAGACAGACAATCCTGATGGACTGACTGTCGATGATTTAGTTGAGGATAATCAAGCAGAAGAAATAGAGGAACCTCAAACATATACTGTCAAAGTTGATGGTAAAGATAGTGAGGTCACCCTTGATGAGCTTCGTGCTGGTTATAGCAGACAAGCTGATTACACTAGAAAAAGTCAAGTATTGGCAGAACAAAGGCAAAAAGCTGAGGAAGAATTAGCAGCCACTCGACAAGAAAGACAGCGTTATGTTTCACAACTTGAACAATTCAGTACAGACGCAGACACCAAAATAGGTGAATTTAAAAACGTAGACTGGACGAAACTCAAGGAAGAAGACCCAATGGAGTACGCTCTAAAAAGAGACCAGTACAGGGAACTTCAAGAAAGTAAAAGACTGATTGCTGAAGAAAAGCAAAAAGAACAATACAAACAACAACAAGATGACGAAAGAGCATGGAACGAAGAACTCGCAAGACAGCAAGACATTATTGCACAGCGTCTTCCTGATTTAGTACACCCTGAAAAAGGACCTAAATTAAAACAAGACATAAAAACCTTTGCTATGAACAAAGGCTTTTCTGAGCAAGAAGTCGATAGCTTGATTGATGCGAGGTCAGTAGATGTGCTCCACAAGGCTATGCTTTATGAGAATCTTTTGAATTCGAAGATTTCTAAGAAGAAAGCCAAAGTTGTTCCTAAAGTAACCAAACCTGGTGCAGGAGTTACAAAAGGTGAAGTTAACAGTGAAAAGATAAAGCAACAACGAGCAAGATTAAAACGCACAGGTAAGGTAGATGACGCTGCCAAATTGCTTGAAGGATTAATCTAATACTAAACTTTAACACAGAGGTGTAATACAAATGGCACAATTAACAAATACATTTGAGACTTATGATGCTGTGGGAAACAGAGAAGATTTGCAGAATATTATTTATAATATTACTCCAACAGATACTCCATTTATGTCAAGTATCGGTACAGGAGATGCATCATTTACAAAATATGAATGGCAAACAGATTCTCTAGCAGCCGCAGCAGCAAACGCTCAAGACGAAGGAGATGATTCTCCAAGTGCTGCATTATCTGCGACCTCACGTGTGTTCAACTATACTCAGATTTCATACAAACCTGTTATGGTATCAGGAACACAAGAGGCTGTGATTCATGCAGGCGTAAACTCAGAACTAGCTTATCAAATAGCTAAGGCTGGGAAAGAACTAAAAAGAGACATGGAACTTGCTTTGACTGGTAAAGTAGGAGCAGGGGCTGGTAGTGGTAACGGAGCTTCGGCACGTACATCGAGAGGTTTTGAATCTTGGACTACTACAAACAACTCTTATGGTTCAGGTGGTTCTAACTCTAGTGGTTCTGTCACAGACGGAACACAAAGGGCATTGACAGAATCCATCCTAAAAACAGAAATGAAAAACTGTTTTGATAATGGTGGAGACCCTGACCTACTATTAGTTGGCTCTTTCAACAAACAAAAAGTTTCAGGTTTTACTGGAAATTCAACAAGAATGGACATGGCAGAAGATAGAAGCCTAGTAGCAACTATTGATGTTTATGTATCAGACTTTGGCGAAGTTAGAGTAGTTGCTGATAGAGTGCTTCGTTCTTCAGGAAGAAGTGCACTGTTGGTGGATACAGAAATGTTTGCTACACATTACTTAAGACCTTTTGAAACACAAGAATTAGCAAAAACTGGTGATGCTATGAAACGACTATTAGTTGTAGAATGGACACTATGTGCTAAGAATGAAGCAAGTTCAGCAACTATTGCAGACTTGACAACATCATAAAATTCTAACATCTGTTAGTTAGTTAGAAGGGGGTAGTTTTACTCGTACTTTTCTGCCCCCGCTTTGATACCAAATTAATAATGACCTTGAAGAAGGTATCTCTTCGGAACGAGGGTTATTAACAAGGAGACTTTAATGAGAACATTAAACGATTATTTTTTAACAGCAGAGATAGAAGATATCTCTACTGCATCAAGCACATTTGTTGCCGTACCTGACGGAGGTAATATCATAAAAATTATTACTTCTCTACAAGGAGCTATAAGTGGTGGTAACGCTGCGATTAGTTTTGAAATCGGTGGTACTGCTGTTACAGGTGGTGGAATAACAGTTGCACACTCAGGTTCAGCAGCAGGGACAGTTGATTCATCATTACCAACAGCAGCAAACAGAGTCGAAGAAGATGGAACTATAGAAATGATTACTGATGGTGGTTCTACTGGAGCTAACAAATTATTAGTAACATTTATAATTAGGAGATAAATATGGGAGCAAACTACGGATTGCGAGTAACTAATACAATAAAGAGAACTGTCAGCACTAGTTCGGCACAAACAGCAGAGACTGATGCTAGCACTGAATATGTAAGGGTGATAGCGGATACCGATGGTGTTCATATTGCTTTTGGAGCTAACCCAACTGCAACAACTAGTTCAACGTATCTTGGTGCCAATGACCCTGAAATTTTTAAGATTGATGGTGGTATGAAGGTTGCTGCTATAGTTGCAAGTTCGACAGCCAATCTTTACATAGATGAGTTGAGCGAATGAGCAAAAAACTTGCAGATAATCAAATCTTTCATTGGCATGAGCCAACAAAAGAAATGGCTATCGAACACATCGAAGACATACAACCCCTTATAGATTCTAACAAAAAGTTACAACAAGAGGACCATCACATAAAAGACGACTTTAGGCTGTCTGCTAGGATTCCTATGACTGTTTATTACGAATGGAAGAATAAATTTGGGGTTGATTTATTTAACCCTAATCACAAAGATGGCGTAAGAAAATTAATTAACAGCCCTGAATACAGATATCTAAAGACAACAAATAGGCGAATATAATGGCAATCACAAACTATTCAGAATTAAAATTAGCAATAGCTTCTTGGTTAGATAGAGAAGATTTAACAGACGTTATACCTGATTTTATAACATTAGCTGAAGCAAGACATAAAAGAGATTTTAAAATAAGAAGAATGGAGACAAGGGTTACTGCAAATACAGTAGCAGATTCTGAGTTTTACAGTCTGCCTGATAATTATGTTGCTATGCGTAACATACAACTAAATACAGACCCTAAAACATCATTAGAATATTTAACACCTGAACAGATGGATAGAGTCAAAGGCGGTAGCTCGAAAGGTAAACCTAAAGCTTTTAGCATCATAGGTAACAATCTACAGCTTAGACCAATTCCTGATAGTGCATATCAGATAGAAATATTATATTTTAAACACTTC